ATTTCATTTTCTTCATTATTTATTTCATTTTCATCACTTTGATTATATTTTATTTGTTTTTCATATTCCTCTATTTCTTCTTTATTTGCCATATCCTTTAACATTACTATCATTAATATTATACTCTCATTATCACTATATTCAAAACTTAATATTTCACATCTTACATATGAATTTGGTAATAATATTTCTGATGTTTTTTTATATCTAATATTTTTTTCACCATCTATCAAAAAATTATCTCTATTAATTTTTTCAGGTGTTATTAAACCTAATAATGGTCCATTAATTCCACCATTTATTTCACTACTCGTTTTATTTATTTTTAATATAATTTCTTTACCATTTATTGGACGACATATTCTACACGCAAATTTAACATTCTGTTTTGAACTACAACTAAAATCCTCTCTTTCTATATAACCAGTTGATATTTCTAATATTTTATATATTTTACATATATATCCATATGTACTATGACATTTTCCAACGTGTTTATATATTAAATTTTGTTTTAAATGCAAATCTAATTTATTATCTAATTGATTTGGTGATAACATAATTGGAACCTCAAATACTGTATCTGTATATGGCGAAAATATCCTATTTCTTGTTATTTTATTATCTTTATTATTATCTTTATTATTATCTTTATTATTATTATTATTATTATCTTTATTATTATCTTTATTATTATCTTTATTATTATTATCTTTATTATTATCTTTATTATTATCTTTATTATTATCTTTATTATTATTATTATGTATTCTGTTAATAGTTTTAGACTTCATAATATATATTATATATTATATATTATAAATAAAAATCAATTTTTTTAATATTAATTAGGAAATAATAATAGAGAATAAATTTTTATTTTTAGAGAAACCGAGATTAGTAATTTTGTCTTCATCTAATTTTTGTATTTTATCTGATTTAAAAGATAAAATAATAGATTTATCTTTTTTATTTTCAGTTTCAGAAAAATCAATATTAAAACCAGTTATATTATTAACATTTTTCTTTAAATAATCAATTCTGTCTTCTAAATTAAGTGGGAATTTAAGAGTAGGATGATTTTTAGGAACCATAATATAAGTTTTTTTATTTTTACCTTTAGAATATTTTTCTAAATCAATTAATTTATCTTGGATTAGAGAACATAAATTTGTTCTAGTAATAAATTTATCTTTAATACTAATATCTAAATTTTTGGCAATATCTAATAAATAATTTCTATCTTTAGAAGTAGCACAAACAGCACCCATAACAGAAGGAATACCAGTAGCTCTTTTTTTATCCAAAATTTTATCTCTTTTTTCTCTAATTTTAAAGACATCATTAATTTCTTTAGCTCTTTTACTTTTTTTTCTATCTGTTTCTCGGTCAATAATTCCGATAATATCATATTCATCTCTATTATCATAATAATCAACAACATCTAAATAATTATAAGCGGAAATTTCTTGTTCAGAAGTAAAAATATCTGATTTTTCATTAAGAATAAAATTTTTGAGACTTAATTTAGATTTATTATTAGTTTTAAAAGTGGTTCTATAAAACATAGGTGATTTTTCATTTTCGTCAAAAGGTTGGAAAACATAATAGCCATTAACATATATAAGATATCCTGATCTATGAGTTTTATCGTGAATAATATCTTTAAAATTATTAAAATCATTTTCAGTAATAGGAATTAGTTCATCTAAAGCTTTTTGAACAAAAAACTCATCAAATAAATCTTTTTTACTATCTGGATAAGAATTTTTGACAAATACCATTATAGAATCAAGATTATAAACATAATCACTCATATATAATTCTTTAATTTGTTTTTTAGCATATTCTATTTCTGTTTTTGCTAAATTTAAATTAAATGTTGTCATATCCAAATCCTCTTTTTTTAATTTTTTATATAAATTTCTTTCTGGATCATAATATTTTACATTTAATATTTTATCATCACATTTATAATCACAATTCATAAAATCACATTTAGGAGGGCATAATTCTTTACCTTTAAATTTATCTTTTTGTTTTAATTCTGTATTTTTTAAATTATCTGGGTCATCATCTGGTTTTATACATTTATCAAATTCTTTAATTTCTTCATCAAATATATTACCAGATTTATTTAAAGCACAATCTATTGCTACTTCTTTCATTGCTCTTTCTACTTTTTTAACTAATAAATATTTAGCTTCTGCTTTTTGATATAAATCTTCTTCTGTAGAAAGTTCTTTAGTATTATTTAATGAAACCGCATATTTATAAACTTTAACTTTAGGATAAAGATTATCAGAACTCATAAGATTATAATGAGAACAATATCTAATACCTCTTCCAATAACTTGATCTACACGCCCAAAATTAAAATAAACATCTAAAATTTGTACAGTATAAACATTTTTAAGAGATATACCTTCATTCATAACTCTAGAGCCTAAAACTAATTTAATATTTTTGCCATTAATATTAGAAATATTATTAAATACTTTAGATAATATTTTTTTATTATCTTCAGGTACTAATTCTGCAGTATCTTCACTAGAAGTACCAGTAACTTTAATAAAAACGGCTGGATTAAATTTATGTTCTTGTATATTAGCTAATATTTTATCTTTTTCAATATGTTTTTTATAATTATGACCACAGAAATAACATATAGTATTATCTTTGATGTTATAATTATTAGGATTTTCGTCATATTCAATATAACCATTTTGTATAAGAATTTCAATAAAGATTTCAATACCTGTTCTAACAAGATTAGAATAACAAAATCCAGTTCTTGGTTCATTATTTTTAGTATTTTCATTAACAAAAAGATTACTTTCTAAATCAATAAGAGCTTGATAAAATTTAGTAGAAAAGAATTTAAGATAATCTTTTTTAAGAATACCACCAGAAATATTTTTAGAAACTTCATTATAATCCACAAGTGTTTCAGATGGTTCTTTATCTAATTTTAGAATATTTTTAGCTACTAATTTATTAATTTTATCTTTATGAGTTTTAATTTGATTTTTAAAATTATTTAATCCTTCTCTACCATATAAACCAGTAATATTTTCTTTTTTTTCATCTAAACCGGGAAAAACAAAATTAGCAACAGCTTCGGATTTTCTATCTAATGCATCTTGATCCTCTTCACTTTCTCTAACAGCATTAATATAAGTAGTTTCTTGGAAAGGTTCCATATAACATCTAGTAATTTTGGTAAATAATAAACCTTTAGGTTTTTCACCCATTTCTACTTTTTGAGCGAAAGTTAAGGGGTCGGCACCTCTTAAATGAGATACATAACCACGAGCCATTTTTTTAAAATAATCTAAACCATTTGGTTTAAAATCCATAAGATGATTTTTTTGAGAATTAAAAATTTTATCTCTTTCAATTTGGGAATTAGAAGGTCTTAAAAAATTTAATAATTCAATAATATCATCAGCAAAATTTTTCATAGGTGTAGCAGTTAATAAAACAACTTTAAGATTAGTTGAATTTTGAATAATTTTTTTGACAGCTTCACCATTAGTATTACCTGTTAAATTGTGAGCTTCATCAACAATTAATAATGAGTTATTTAAATTAGTTAATCTATCTCTACTAATATCTCTTTCAAATTCACCAGATTGTGATTTTTTAAATACTGTTTTACCATCTTTTTTATCTTCTATAATTCTATCACCTAAAACTCTTTTTCTGAAAGATGTATAACTAGTAATTTTATAATATTGTAAAGCTTGCATAATAGCATTTCTTTTTATTTTTTCTTTATCTTCATCATTCATATAAGCATAATTATCGGATTTTTTAAGATATGTTTCACCTAGTTTTAAAAATTCTTCTTTCCATTGTTCTTTTAATAATGGACCTGGAACTAATACATAAATTTGTGTTCCATATCTTTGAACTTGTTGTTTAAATTTTTCACCTATAGCAAGTCCTGCTAATGTTTTACCTACTCCTGTTCCGTGAAATATTAAAACCCCTTTATATGGTGTATCTGGATTAATAAAATTACTTAATAATGCTTGTTGTTCTAATAATTCACCGGTTGGTTCGCAAATTTTTTTTCTATATGATGCTATGTTCTCATATTTTGATAAATCTGGTCTATCTGGTAATTTATAATAATAATATTCCCTCTTTTTATATATTTTTGACTGAAAATTTTCATCTTCTGGTTCCGGATATCCTACATTCTTCCTGTTTTTTCTTTCCTTTTTATTTTCTTCTTCTGTTTTAGATTCTGATTCAGATTCTGATTCTGATTCTGATTCTGATTCTGATTCTGATTCTAATTTTGATTCAGATTCTGATTCTGATTTTGTATTTGATTCAGAAATAATATCAGAATCAGAATTAGATTCAGAATTAGAAATTATAATATTATTATCTTCGTAATCAGAAGGAATAATTAGATTGGAAGTCCCGCCACCTTTAAATTTTATAGAATTATTAATGAATTTTATGGTCATTATATTATATAAATATAAAATATAATAATTATTCTTTATTATTATTAATATATTCTTCATATTTTTTTCTTTTTAAAATTATTTTTTCTTTATTAGAAAGTAATTTATTATTAATATTAATATTATTATTATTATCTAATGAAGAGTCAGAATTAGTAAAATTATCGATAGTATTTGTAGTAAGTTCATTATTTAATTTTTTTTGTTGATGATTATTATATACATCATTAACATATTCTTCAATTTTAAGATATGCGTCATTAGGTAGATTATGGAATAATATAAAAACACCATTATCATTTTCAGTAAATTCGGCATTATTATCTTGAATAATTTTAAAAATATTGATAAGATGTTTTTTTTTGGTTATTTTATTAATTCTTTTAGCGAGTTCAATTTTTTTGTGGTAATCAAATGAATTATTATTACTCATATATAAATAAGTTTATATTAATAAATAAATTAATAAACGATTATATTTATAAAAAATTGATTTATAAACATTATAGATATAAAATAATATATGAATAAGGTATCATTAGATAAACTAGTAGAATATTGTAATATAACATTTAAAAATACTTATAATAATAATATAAAACTAATAAATATAGAAGATGAGATAAGTAGAATAAAACAGAATATATCATTAAATGAAAGGAATTTATTATTAAAGAATAATTTCATAGATTTTAAAAGTGTATATGTAAATACGGAATATAATGAAAAGATTTTAATAAGTCCGATATGTTTTAATATAGATAATGAAGAAATGAAAGAATTTTATAATTTTGTAAATTCATTATTATTAGTATTAAATACAGATTATATAGAAAGTAATATAATAAATAAAAAAAAAATATTAGAAACAGCAATAAATATATATAGAGAATCATTAAATAATTTTACAGATTTTAATAATAATATAATAAATAAAATTTCTGAAAAATCTAATATAAATATTATAATTGTAAATATTAAAGATAATCATATAGAAACTAGATTTTTTAATAATCAAAGTGTAAAATTTGTAATATTACTTAATCATAATAATGATTATCTACCTTTTATTAATTTTGATAAAAATTATTATATTCATGATTTTAATTTTGTTCCCTATATTCTTAAATTTAAAATTGATTATAAAACACCCGAATATAATGAAGTTAATACCATTGAAGATCACGCATTGTATTTAACCGAAAAAGATGACATCATCAAAAATAATAATAATAATAATTCTAATTCTAAAAATAAAAATAAAAAAGATATTTTTATTAAAAAAGATATTAAACCAGAAATAAAACCAGAAATAAAACCAGAAATAAAATCAGAAATAAAATCAGAAATAAAGGAAGAAATAAAGGAAGAAAAAGATAAAAATAAAGAGAAAATAAGATTACAACAAGAGGTAAAAAGAAGTCAGATAAAGACGTTAGAGGAATTACAGGAAATAGCAAAAATGTTAGAGATAAATATAGAGGATGGGAAATATAAGAATGGGAATATAAAATATAAGACGAAGAATGTGATAATAAAAGAAATAATAGAATTGGAGATAAGATAAAATAAAATAATAAAATATAGATTTATATAATATAATATGAGAGAGAAAGTAATAATATATAGGAATGATTTGAAGAATGAGATAGATTTAGAGAAGAGTGAATTTGCAGATGAGAATATAAAAAATATGTATTATGAGTATAAGAATAAAAGTAAGATAGAGTTAAGGATAAAAAATTGTGAATTAGAGAATTATTATTATTTAGATTTATCAAAGATGGCATTAAATGATATTTTATTAGAGAAATTATTTAATTTGGATAGAATAAAGAATATATTAAATAGAGTATATTTAATAGATTTAGAGAATAATTTATTGAAAAAAATGCCGAATATAAGTAAATATATAAATATAAAATGTATAAATGTGAATAATAATAATATAGAAGAAGAAATAAATGATGATAATATAGAAGAAATATTTTGTGAGAATAATAAGATAAAAAAAATAAATTCAAAATCATTAAAGAGATTGATAGCAAATAATAATGAAATAAGTGAGATTAATACACCAAATTTAGAACAGATATTTATAGATAATAATAAATTAGAAAAATTAGAAAATATGAATAAAATAAAATATATAGAATGTGTAAATAATAATATAAAAACAATAAATAATGTTGAAAATGTTGAAGAAATATATTGTGCAAAAAATAATATTCAAGATTTTAATATTAAATTAAATAAAATTAATATTTTAAATATAGTAGAAAATCCTATCAAAAATATTAATTTTATTCCTAATTTAAAAATGCTCATCTGTTCTACTCCTAATATTTCTAGCAAATTTAATATTGAATCAATCAATAAAAATAAAAATTACTATTTTATTGTTATGAAAAATAATCAAAATTAATATAATAATAAATAAAAATTATAATAATAAATTAAAATTAAAATAATAAATAAAAATTAAAATAATAAATAAAAATTAAAATTAAAATAAAATAAAATAATAAATAAATAAAATAATATATGGAATTTAATAGTGAGAGTGTAGAAAAGATAGCAGATAATATTATATCAATATTATCATTATGTAATGAAAACAAGAGTATATGGTTAAATGACAAAGCGAAGATGTTAAGAATGATAGAACAGACTCATAATGATTTTTATGAGAAATATCCTAGAATATGTATAACATTAGTAAGAGAAAAAGATATAAGTCCATTACTAGGAATGTTATATGCTTTTGGAAAGGTTCAAAGTGGTGAAGTAAGTGTAGATAAAGCAAATGAAAGTATAACAAATGCATTAAATGCTACATATATAAATCCAACATTAAACTCTGATAAACTTGTCAAAGAAAGAGAAAGAAAAATGAAAGAAGAAGAAAATAATAATAATTAATTTTATTTATTATTTTTATTTATTTATTATTTTTATTTATTTATTATTTTTAGTTTTAGTTCTAGATTGTTTAGGTTTATTTTTTTTATTATTAATATTATTATCATTACTATTAATACTATTATTATCATTATTACTATTATTATCATTACTATTATTATCATTACTATTATTATCATTACTATTATTATTATTTACAAGATTATTTATATTTTTTTTGGTTTTAGATCTAGATTGTTTAGATTTATTTTTTGAATCTTTATTAGATAGGAAGGTTTTAATCCAGAAGTTAGTAGCAATAATTTGTTTAGAGTGGTAATTATGGAATTCTGAACCAGAATAATTTTCAAGATTAATAAAATTAATAATATCTGACATAGCTTTATATTGAGATTGTAATAGATCAATATTAATTTTTTTGTATTCATTAAAAATGTTATCTTCAATAGTATAGTCATTAAAGATGGAAATAATATTAAAATCGGAATTTTTTTCCATATTAGAAAGCATATCTTCTAAATTTTTAGAAATAGAAGAAGTGAATTTTTTACTATCAAAGAATTTACATACAACATATTTTTCAGAATTAGAGGCTCTAGAAGTAAATGGCTTACAAATATGAACTTCTTTATAAAATACTTTTAATATTTCAATTAATTTAAAACTATTTTTTGTAAAAGTTTCAAAAATTTTAAGAACAAAATGTCCATTATTATTTTGTGTTTTTAAAGCAGTTAAAATTTGACCGAAAATTAATCTATAAGCTTCTTGTTCTTGTAGATTTTCATTTTTCCAATCAAAACCACCATCTGCTGTAATTAAATTGGCTTTTTCAGCAAATCCTTTTATTTTATTAGAACCACCAAATAATAATATAGTATTTAATTTAGTTAAATCTCCATTACTTTTTAAACCGCCACCTTCTTGCTCTAATTCTTTTACATTAACTGTCTCAAATACTTTTAATCTTTGCGGTTTTTCATTATTATAATAATCTAAAAATGCTTTTTCAAGATGTAAATGTTCATTATCACTATGAAGTGTAATACCATAATATTTATCATTTTTAGAAGATTTAATTTGTTTAGTACTAGCTAAATATTCTCTATAATAAATGGTAGCTTGTATAAAACTGCCTGGTCCTTCAGCTAAATGAACACTAATAAAATCATCAGTATTATCAATTAAATCAAAATGATAGATCATTTCCCATAATTTTAAATATGCTCTAGAAAGTAATTTAGGTAATTTAACTTTGATATTATTTAAAATAAATTCATAAATGGCATCTTCTATAGTAGTATTAACATTACCATTATCATCAGTGAGTTTATCAATATTTTTTTCAAATTGAGAAGTAACAAGATAAACTTTTTTTTTATTGTTAAATCTTTTATATTCATCACCTAGAAGATCTTTAGTTTTATGAAGGTAGAAGTTAAAACCGGTACTTAATTCAGGATAAGCAATATTATTAGAAAATGACATATTATAATTAGAGTTATTGTGAATAATAGGGGTATTTGAGGGGGTAAGTTTATAGGTAATAAAGTCAAAGCTCATTATATAATTATATATATATTATAGTTTTAATTTAAAAATTTCAAAATTTTTGAATTTTTAATTATATAAAGTATGAATAATATATATATATAATATGAAACTAATAGACTTATTAAGCCAACAAGAGAGGAATAATATAGAGGCTCTTATAAAGGACTATGCCAAAAACAACGAATTTGAGGTAAGTATGTTTAGTAATAAAGAGACATCAAATCAATATTTATCATTAGAACGTTTTACTAATCTATTAAGTGTATTAACCAAAATATCAAAGAAAAATGTAAAAACGAGTGAATTAGATGTAATATTTAGTTTAAAAAGTGAAAATAATAAGAAAATGACAAATTACAGAATAACAATAGAAAGTATGGAAAAGATAAATGAATATATGTCAATGTTGCATCAGAGAAAGAATCATCTAGTATTTAGTGTATTAGCTGGATTTATAAATGATAAAAATAAAAAAGATGAGAAAGTTAAAATAATAAAAAAAACAAAAAATATAGATAAATATGTAACAGTAGAAGATATATTTAGTAGATTTAAATTAGATAGTGAAGAAGAATTAACAACAGAAGAATTAAATAAATTATCAAAAATTCACAAATATTATAATGAAGAAGAATACATTATATTATATAGATTAAAAGAGAGACAAAGTTTTTACATTGAAAAAGAAAAGAATACATTTAGAATAGATTTAACAACAACAAGAACAAATAAAATAATTAATAATATAGAATCAAGTCCATTTAATTATGAAATTGAAATAGAATGTGAAATGAATGATAAAAGTAAATTATTAAGTAATTTATTAGATGTATGTGAGTTTATAATAAAAGTAATTCAACAATCTAATTTTATTATTACTAAATCAATGATAAATAAAATATTAAATGATTATAGATTATTATTAAATGTTGATGAAACAAAAAATAAATTATATGGAAGAAAACCTATATCATTAGAAGTAAATCATTTAGTTGATTATTTACCAAATAAATATGCAGTAACAGATAAAGCAGATGGTGAAAGATATTTAATGATAGTATTATATGGAAGATGTTATTTAATATCAACAAATTTATTTGTTAGAGATTGTGGATTAGAAGTGAATGAGAAATATAATAAAACGATATTAGATGGAGAATATGTATTTATTGGCAAATTAAATAAATATTTGTACATGACATTTGATTGTTTAATGTTTTGTGGTAAAGATTTAAGAGAAGAAAGTAAATTTATGGAAAGAATAAAATTTGCAGATAAATTAATAGAAGAGATAAGTAAACCAAAATATAAACATAAAACTTTATTAGATAGTAAAATAAATATTAATGATATTGATAAAGTTCAAGAATATCATAAAAATAATATCATTGAATTCTTTGATGATATTGATAAAGAATTAAATAATAAAAATTCAAAAACTACATTATTAAGAAGAAAATACTTTTTAGATGTTAATGGAGTTCAAGATAATGAAATATTTAAATATTCTTCTATATTATGGAATATGTATGTATCAGGAAAAGAGGTTAAATTCCCGTATCATTTAGATGGTTTAATATATCAACCATTAGAACAGAAATATATAGTAGAAGTAGAAAAAATAAAATATTTTGAATACAAATGGAAACCACCAACTCAAAATTCAATAGATTTTTACATAGAATTTGAGAAAGATAGAAATACAAAAAAAATATTAACAGTATTTGATAATAGTGTAGATAATACTATTAAAAATAAACCATATTATATTGCAAATTTACATGTATATCAAAGTATAAAGGGAATACAAAAACCAGTATTATTTAATGCTAATTCAACTTCTCATATATGTAATATATATTTAGGAGAAGATGGAGTATGTAGAAGTATAGATGGTAAAATAATAAATGATAAGACAGTAGTAGAATGTTATTATAATATAAATGCAGATATACCACCAGAATATAGATGGACTATTATGAGAACAAGATATGATAAAACAGAATCAGTAAATAAAAATAAGAGTGATTATGGTAATTATTATGATGTGGCGATGAAAGTGTGGAGAAGCATAATGAATCCAGTATTACCAAATGATTTAAATGAATTATCAAATGATAGTAATTATGAGAAGAAATTAAATATATTAAAATCAAAAATAGATATAGGAAGTATAAAATTAGATAAAGAAAAAGCAGCATATTATCAGAAAAAATCAAAATTAACGGAACATATGAATGCTTTTAATAATTTTGCTAAATCAAGTGTAATTTATGAAATAGGAAATGCACAATATATAGATAATATAAAATTATCATTTATAGATTCCGGATGTGGAAGAGGTGGAGATATTCAAAAGTTTTATTTCTGTGAATGTGAATTATTAGTAGGTATAGATCCTGATCTCGAAGGTCTAAAAAATGCTACTGATGGAGCTATTACAAGATATAATCAACAAAAGAAGACACATAGAAATTTCCCACCGATGTTTTGGATAAATGCGAATCCTTCAAACATATTAAATGAAACAGAACAAGAAAAAGTATTAGGAAGGATGAATAAAGAGAATAGGGATTTAATAAATAAATTCTTTGGAGATAAGAAATATATATTTGATAGATGGAATGCTTCATATACTATACATTATAATTTAGAAAATAAAGATACATGGGAAAATTATTGTAAAAATATTAATACACATTTAAGAGAAGGTGGATTTTTAACATTTTGTACATTTGATGGAGATCAAGTTTTTGAATTATTAAAGGATAAAGAAAAAATAACAGAATATTATACAGATAATGGAGAGAAAAAGACATTATATGAAATAATAAGAAAATATGATGTAAAAACAAAAGAAAATATAGGATTACCAATAGATGTACATATGGATTGGATATCAGAAGATGGAGTATATCTGACAGAATATTTAGTAAGAAAAGATTTTATAATAAAATCATTAAATGAAAAATGTGATATGGAATTAGTGGATACATTAACATTTAAGGAATTATATGAAAATACAAAAGGATTTATAGAATTAGGAGCCGAAATAGAGGCTAGTCAAACTAGAAAATTCTTTAATAGTATAAAGAAATTTTATGAAGAAAATGAGATGAATGATAAATGTAGAGTATGGACCTATATGTTTAGATATTATATATTTAGAAAGAGAGAGAAGAATTTAGAGGAAATAAAGAAGAAATATTATGGAAAAGACAGAATAAGAGTAGTTGCAGGTAGTTTTGGAAAAGCTGCTAATAGAAAGTTTTAATAAAAAAATAAAAAAATAAAAAAATAAAAAAAATTGATTTTTATTTAATATGATTATTATTATTATAGAATAATAACAATGAAGAATATAAGTATAATATATGCTACAGATAGTAAAAATGGCTTTTCAAAAAATAATAAGATACCTTGGGATATTGTAAAATATTCAAATGATTTAAACCATTTTGCAAAAATAACAAAAACTAATAATTATAATAATGATAAAAAAAATATTTTACTATTTGGATATAATACTTGGATTGATTTACCATTTAAAAATAAAAAGTTTCCAAATAGAATTTCTTGTGTTTTAACTAGTAAAGAATTAAATAATCAAGAAGATTTATATTTCTTCAAAAATATTAATTCATTCTTATTATATTTAATTCAAAATAGAGAATCATATAATGATATTTATATTATAGGAGGTAAAACTATTATTGAAACTTTTATTAAAATGTCTATTATTAATAATATTTATCATTCTGTAATTCCTGAAGATTCAGATTGTGATAATTTTATTAATAATTCTTTCTTATCTTCTTATAATCTTGAATATTCCTATTCTGATAATCAAAATATTATTTATTATAAATATAATAATAATAATAATAATAATTTTGAAAATAAATATTTAAATTTATTATGGGAAATATTAATAACTGGTGATTATAGACAGACAAGAAACGCTAAAACATATTCTTTATTTTCTAAAGAACTTACATTTGATTTAAAACAATATTTTCCAGTATTAACTAGTAGAAAAATGTTTTTCAAGGGAATATTTGAAGAACTAATATTTTTCTTGAAAGGACAAACAGATAGTAAAATATTAGAAAGTAAAAATGTTAATATTTGGAAACCAAATACTACTAAAGAATTTATACAAAAATGTAATCTAAATTATGAAGAAGGAGATATGGGACCTATGTATGGCTTTCAATGGCGTCATTTTAATGCCGAATATAAAGGCAAAAATTATGATTATACTAATCAAGGTATTGATCAATTAACTGATGTTTTTGATTTATTAATTAAAGATAAATTTTCTAGAAGAATATTATTAACTGATTATAATCCAGCACAAGCTAAACAAGGTGTTTTATATCCTTGTCATAGTATTATTATCCAATTTTATGTTAAAGAAATTAATAATATTAATTATGTAAGTCTTAATATGTATCAAAGATCTGTAGATACTACTTGTGGATTAGGTTTTAATATTACTTCTACCGCTTTATTATTATATCTAATTTGTAATACATTAAATGCTAAAGTTAATAATAATATATATTGTCCAGATATGATGAAAATAATTATGGGTGATGTTCATATTTATGATAGTCATATAGATAATATATTAACACAAATACAAAGAGAAATATATAAACCACCTACTATTAATATTAAAAATAAATATACTAATATAGAAGATTATAAATGGGAAGATATTGAAATTATTAATTATGTTTCTCATCCCGCTCTAAAATATGATATGGTTGCTTAAAAAAATTGCTTTTTATAATATTCAGAATGCTTATAATTTTATCTTAAATTATAATTAATACTTAAAAAAGAAGATCAAAATCAAAATCAAAATAAAAATGGATTTTTCTGACTTTGGTATTGAGGAACCAAGTTTTACCACTTCTACTAGATATTCAACAGCAGCAGAGGCAGCAGTTGTAGCAGGTGGTAATTGTATTAGTGGTATGGTGTTTCTTGGTGATAAATTAATTATTGGAGATATGATTTTTGATGAGTTTTATGTTGCTAACACTGTTGAACAACTTGGAAAAAAGCTGGATAAGATCCAGTTAGAACAAAATCGTGCTGAAAAAGAGAGAAGATTTGCAGATGCTAACCGGTTGATGGGGGATATGCTGGTTGCTCTATGCGAACTAGATACAATGAGACATGTATTGAAGAGATTAAAGGAATCTTCATCATCAAGTGTTTCATTGTGCGAACAAGATGCAATGAGACTTGCGATGAGAATGCCATAAAAAAAGAAAAAGAATAAAAAATAAAAATTTATATAATATAACCAATATTATTAAGAGTAAGATTGAGACAGTTGTTATTTTTGAAATAAGTTTTAGAGAAAGAGATATTATGGAAAGAGAGGATATGATGAATAAATTTTTTGTTAAGATATTTATTATTAATTTTTTGTTTATAATAGATAGTATAAATATGGAAATGTTTATTTTTAGATTTTACATAATAAAGATTATTATTAAGAACAAAATCTAAAAAAGTTAAATCACAAATAATTATTATATCTTTGATTTTAATATTTATAATTTTATTATCTATTTTAATTAAATTAGTTGTTTTATTATAAAGATTACTATAATATTTTTTATAATATAATGCTTTATTATAATCATTATCTGGAATAATTTTAGTAATTTTAGTATTATCGTCTATTTTTAATTCATATATCAGTTTATTTTCTTTATTATATATACTGCCTTTATATTTTCCTAATATATAATTATTATTATTATTATCATAATTAGCATCATTAAGAATATTAAAATTAATATTAAAATTATTATTATCATTATTATTATTAAAATTAGAAAGATTATTAAGTTGTAGATTAGTAGTATTATTATCAAGATAAAAAACATGAGAGAAACCGGAAATAAGAGAAGCTAAAGAGTGATATTTAGAGTTAAGATAATAAAGAATATAAATTTTATTAGTTTTTTTATTAAGTTTAGGATATAATTTTTTATCTTTAACTAAATCAAAAGATTCAGAATTAATAATAAAAAAAATATTATTAAGTTGAATTTCAATAATATTATCTGATAAATATTTATAAACTATTTCTTTCATATTTATAAATTATAAATATAAAATATTAAATAAAAATTTTCTAATTTATCTAATTTATCTTAATCTTAAAACAAGATGGAGTGTAGAATCATTTTGAATATTATAATCTGATAATGTTCTTGAATTTTCTAATTCTTTACCAGAATATACTAATCTTTGTTGTTCTTGAGGAATTCCTTCTTTATCAGCAATTTTAGCTTTGAGAGAGTCAATAGTATCAGTAGGATTCATTTCTAATGTCATTGTTCTAT